GGTCTGCCATGATGCGGTCATAGGTTTGGTTTTCTTCTGCGGATAGATCGCGCTTTTCAGCTGCTGCTGAGTCAAGAAGAGCCTTTGCTTCTTCCCAAGCCTTTGCACGAGCTTCTGCTTGCTGACGGATGTAGTCAGACATAGTGAACTCCTAAAGTGTTTGATTGGATTGGTCTTACGGTTTCTGCGTGGCTCCACGACAGTTGCGCATCTGCGGCTCCGCACAATGCTCATCTAATTATTGCACAAATAAAAACAGACCTACATCCTTCCCCTGATGCAGGTCTGTCTGTGAGAAAGTTTAGAAGGCTTTTAGCATGAGGTCAAGTTGCTTTCGCTTGATCTCTAGCAGGTCAGTTTGTGTTGGCTGGTCTGCTCGCAGCTTGGAAACTACTTCGCTGATTAAATCCGCGTGTTCTGATTCCAAAGTTTCGCCGGCTTCTAATTTCAGGATGGCATCGCTTAGTGCATCCACATCTACTGCGGTCCTTTGAGCCAGAATGTCTAATGAACGAACGCTTGCAGTTGTAGCTTCGTAGGCTGGAAAGCCAGTCACGATTGAAACTTCATGCAGGCGCACCTGGTGCAGTTCACGTGTTGCTCCGTCTTGACTCCACATGTCGCCCTTTGGTGGAACGCTGAAACCAAACGACATTGAAGAAACATCGCCGCGCTTCATAAGCACCGACAGGTCGCGCCCGGCTGTTGTGTCAGGTAGATCGGCCTGCGCCAGCAATCCGCGTGAGTCCTCTGTCAGGCGTAGGGTTCCTGCGCGTGTTGAACCTAGAACGACGTCTGTGTTGTGGTTCATGAATAGTTTGATTTCGTTACGCGATTTCAGGGAACGCTTGAACGCTCCTTCTTTAATGACTTCGGTGAACGGTAAAGGTTCAGACGGTGAGTTGAATACGGCGGCGTATCCTGTGAAACTCATTCCATCGCTTGATGCTTCAGCTGCTCGAACGTCAAACTCTACGGTATTTACGCGGCGTTCTACTGTGGTTGTCATTTGTTGCCTTTCGCCTTTGTTTAAGTTTAACGCTATCGTGCGCCATTTCTCATTCTGCAAATCGTTTGTGGTTCTTTCTTCTGCTCGGATTCGTTCGACGACTCCTTGTGCATAATCTAGAACTCGTTGCGCCTGTCGCTTCGTTGGCCCCGATCCCCACAATAAATGCGCGACCACTCCTGGGCTTGGATAGTTATCTGAGCTGGGGTCTGCATCTGGGGAATCTAAATCGACTAAGTGCCTGGCGATCCATGCGGCTATCGCGATCCATTTGTCATCTGAAACTTGTCCGTCTGCCATAAGTCTTGCATCTCGTATTGTCTTTTCAACTAATCCATCGCCGCCTTTGCCTTCTGCGTTGTATTGCAAACCACGACGAGCTGCGGCTCTCATGTAGGCAGGTGGTTCTTGATTGATTGCTCGTTCATCTTGTGGCACGTCTGGAACGTCTGTCACATCGAGCGCGGTTATTCCTAGTTCGCGATAGACCGCACGATTGTCAGAGTTATTGTCGATTGCAATGATTACGTTGTATTCCTTTAGTAAGGCTTCGGCTGTTGTCTTCTTGAACTCTGGCGTATCAGCTGTGCTTCCTGGATTCATAAACAGACGGTCATAGTCCACGCCTAACGCATCGAGCTGCTCGACGGTGCTGTCGCGTTGCGAAACATTGCGACCAGTAACGATAAAGATTTCAGTATCTTCCATGTCGTCTATGTAGGCATATGTCTTTTCGATTAGTCGACCATTCTCAATGAGCGTTCCATCGATGTCCACAATTACTGCAAGTGGCCCAGACTCGATTCGTATCGAATCTTCTTCCACCATGACTTCTTCTTCTTGCATTTCATCTGGACTTTCGTAGGCCATCTTCGTAAGTGGCGCGAAGCCTTTAACAACGAACTCGTTTGTTTGAGTTAAAGTTCCACCATCATTTGTATAAACCTGAATCGTTGCAAGTGGTCTGTCTTGCGTAGCTACTATGTCGCCGCCTAGAGGATTCTTAACTGGGCCATAGGTTGAGATGAATGTGATCTCGCCATACATGCTGTTGCCGGCATTGTCCCAGAATACGTAATCGCCAACTTCCAACTCATCGTTGAGTGCGCGTTCACCGCCTGGTTCCATGTCCTCGGCTGCAGATACTGCCACCATCTGATCTATTGCTTCCTGCTTCGTTGCATGGCAACCAATGACTTCGCCATCTTCTTTAATGGTTGCCCATCCTGAGCAGTCTTGTGCTTGGTCTGTTATGAAGTATGGCATTAGTACAACGTCTGCCTTAACCAAGAAATCAAATGACTTCCGCCATCCGATATTGCATAGAGTGACTCACCCGGATTCAAAATCAATTCAACGCTATCTAGTTTTTGTAAACCCAAACCGTTAGCCGCAGTTACTCCACTGTTTCCTAAATATAAAACTTTAGTGTTGTCCATGTTATGAATATGCAAGCGTGATGGATTGGGCGAAATGCCATCTACTAACTGCGGCGTTGCACCTATGGTTTGTTGTCCTGATGTGATTGCCATTGTTCAAACCTCGTAGACTGATTCAGGATTTTCCGGATCTATCTGCGCGATTGCTTGAAGCTGCGTAGATGGTAGACCAGTGTGCGCAATTGCTGGCAAGTCAAGAGCCACCAAAACAGAAGCAGGATCAAAACCTGACAGGATAAGCTTTTGAGCCATCGTGACTCGCTTGTCTGTTTCAACGAGTGAAGCAGCACCAAGATCCACATTAGCCAAAGGAACGCGATAAACGTCACCGCCGGTAACTGGTCGTAAATCTTCGAATCTTCTAATGTCGTTAACACTTAGGAATCCTGCCTGCGATCCAATCGAGTATCCGTTCATGCGTGTTGCAAAGTCACCGCGCAGTAATCCGTCTACGTTAAAGCGGATGAATGCGCCGTCTGGCAGAAGTGCGCTGTAGGCATCTTCAATCTTTGCGACGTATGGGCGGAGGGTGTGAGTTACAAAGTTGATATTGTTTTGCTCCACGCTGGCGTATGACATTGCGCCTGGTGTAGTAATGCCGATCATGTGTGGCGGAACTCGGAACATGCGAGCGACTTCTTCGATGGCCAGCTTGCGGCTGTCTAGCATCTGAGCTTCGTCTGGGTTTACTCCAGTACGTACAAACTTTGCGCCGCCTGTAAGCAGGCCAGTCTTATGGGCTTTGCGCCATCCGCTATGGCGTGAGTTGAATCCATCCACGAGCTGCTTAGCCTGGTCGCTGTTGAGTCCTTGTGGGGTTTCGATGATTCCTGTTGTTGTTGCGCCCTGTCCAAAGAAACGAGAAGCGAAGGATTGCAAGGCACTAGATAGACCCAGATTGTCTTTGAGTTCAGTCACACGGGACATTCCACGCAGCTCGCCAGCCTTGCGCATTTCTGTAATCTGCAGCATGTCGCGCTTGCTTACAATGTTTTCATTTGTGCCGTCAATTATGTATTCGATCTCACGAGTTACCTTGTTGCGCGTTACGGTCACTCTTGTTGGATCAATCACGACTAGGTTTATAACTTGGCCAGAGTTGTCCCGGAACACTCGAACGAATGCATTGCCGTCTAGCAATAGCGAAATCAGAACTTGTTGATAATGCTCTGATCGCAGTAGGTCTACGTCTGGTCGCTGAACCCATGCCGGCTGTGGGCGATAGGGTACGCGGTCACCATCTATTCTGCGGAAGGCATCAACCGGCAAAGTACTAATGGTGTCAGAAATTAAAAGAACGCAGGCATAGAAAGCGTTGATTTTTATTGCTTGGTTCTCATCTATGTTTGTGCCGGCTTCAGTAGTGAATGCGAAGGAATCGCCTGCACCCCAGACCGATTGAAAACTTATCGCACGTTCTTCTTGGTTGCGACCTGTTAAATTTCCGAGCATTACTTACCCTTCTCAAATGCAACGCCGACTAGCAGAATGCTTACGCCAGCTGCGACTATTCCTAATGGCAGGATAAATAAACCGAGGCCGATGGAAATTGTTGCCAGACCTATCACTTGCAAAATTGACGGGATCATTGCAACTCCTAGA